CTCGCCATCCGTTTATCCGTTTCCTATCCGTTGCTCTAGCTCTCGTTGATCCGCACTTCCAGGTTCTGCAGCGTCAACGTCTGCGTTGCGCTCACGATCCGGTTGTCGCTTAGATCCCAGTAGTAGAAGATCTGCCGATTCGCCACGGTCGCGTTGTCGTCGGTCAGCACCGCATAACGCGCCCCCAGCCCGCTCGCCGGAATCGGCCCGCCGCTGGCCGTCCACACCACGTCTTTGACCTGGATCAGCCCACGATCATTCGCGTCATCCTCGGTCAACACGTCAAAGTCAGTCGCGCCCGGCGTCAACTGATATCCGCCGCTCGTGTAGCCATTTCCCGCGGGAATCTCACTCACGTCGCTCATCGTGTTCGTGTCCGCCGTCGGCGCGATCGTCGCCGCCAACAGCGCCACGTAGAAATTCGTCGGCCTGGTCGCCGCGCGCAGCGCGTAGCTCAGTACCAGGTACTTGCCACGATTCGTCCAGCCTGCCATGCTATCCTCCTGTTATCGTAGTCCCAACGCCCACGCCGCGCTCGCGCGGATCGGCCGCGCGTCGCTCTGACAGATCCGGCCGCCCAACGTCGCCGTCACACTCCGCGCCATACGCCTCCCAATCTACCAATCGGCTCGGCCGCTTACGTGTGCACTCCCGTCACCTTCTGGATCTTCAGCCCCTGCTTCCCGGCGACCTTCGTCACGTCCGCGTAGGCCGTGATCTGCAGCGGCACACCCAGCGGGTCTTTCTTCGAGAACTTCAGCTCGCCGCCCAGCACCGCCGCCCCGCGATAGACGAACACCCGCACCGGCAATTGCGTTCCATCGCTTTTGCGATAGAGTCCCTCGAAGCCCCAGGCCCGCTTGGTCAGGAGCGCGTTACCGCCCGCCTCCACTTCCTCTTTCGGCGCCTGGCTCGGCCCCGCGGCCGTGGTCGTCAACGTCCCATCCAACGCCAGGTTCAGATTCGCGCCCGTCACCTCGGCCAGCGTCGTCTCGATCTCGATGCTTTCCTCCGTGACCAACGCATCCAGCGGCAGTGTGGATTGCTCGACCGTAATCGGCCCCACCGTCCGCTCGAATTTGATCGTCACCGGCTCCAGCGTGTACGTGGGATTGACCCAGTTGCCCCCCCACGCCGCGCCGTAGGGCACGCTGTTCTCGCTCGGCAACGCCTCCCCCTCCGGCGCATAGAACACCCTGGCCCCGCTCTGCAAAATGTCTGCGACTGCCATCCCTCACGCTCCTGTTTGCGCGCAAACGCTCACGCCAGCCGCAACGCGGCCACCGTCACGCTCGTCACCGCCGAAAAGTCCACGTACACCTGGTCCGTGTTCGGCTGATTGTAGAGCGCCGGCGGGAACGGCCCGATCATCCGATCTCCCGTGGTCGCCGGCACGCTCACCGTCTTGTTCGGCACCGTCTGCCCGTCCACTGTCTGCGGCAACTGGATCGTCACCGTCACCGGGCTGCCGCTGACGTTCTTCACCTGGATGAACGTCACGCCGTTGTTCGGCACCGCGTGCCCGTCCACGTTGGCCGCGCTATACGCCGGCGCCAGACCGCTCCGTTCGATCTGCTGCACCGCCAATGTCGTTCTGGCCATGGTCTCACTCTCCTGTAGCCTCGTACTCGATGACTTCGCTGCTGAAGTCCATGCTCCGATACTCCGTCCCGCCGACATTCAGCCAGCCGGCGTCGCCAAAAACCATCTCCGCATCGGCCGCCGTGCCCCCCAACGTCCGATCCGCTGCCACCGCCTGGCGAATCAGCCCCACCAGGCTGCGCAGCTCCGCCTCGCACGCCTCCGCATCTTGCCAACGAATCAGCAGTCGGTGCTGCGTGCGCCAGGTGATGCGCGACGTGTTCGTCTCGCTCCGGCATTCGAACCCATCCAGCAGTGAATAGATCAGCGGCGCATCCTGGATTGCCGACGGCTCGTAATCCAACACCGCGGCGATCTGCTCCACCGTCGCCAACCGCGTCTGCAACCCCCGACTGATCGCCTCGTAACTCACTTTCCGCCTCCTCCCTTCCCCTGTCGCAACGGGGGAAGGGCCAGGGATGGGGGCCTCCCTCAACTGCCGGAACGCCCGCAATCGCCGATGCCCGAACGCCAACTGCACCCGCTCTCACAGCCCCACCGGCGCAGCCGTCAGGTGGAACCCATTGTTAAACGGGACGGGAAAGAGCGGCAACTGCGCTTGCGCCTCGCGTATCCGCCGCTCAGCGATGGCGTAGTACGTTGGGTCAATCTCGATCCCGATGAAGCGCCGCCCCGTGCGCACGCAGGCAACGCCGGTCGTCCCGCTGCCCATGTAGGGGTCGAGCACCAGGTCGCCAGGTTTTGTGATTCGTTCGATACAGTAAAGCATCAGGCGCATCGGCTTCTGGTTTGGATGTAGTTTCGGATTATCGCCACGCGATGACGCTTCTTCGCCTTCACGAACTATACCATTCCATATGTGCCTGAATATCCGCGCTGGCTTACCATCGTTACACCAAGCTAATTCGACATCCGAAAAGCTGTACTTGCCATCAAATCTTGGATCAACTCGTTTATCCCAAACGATCCAGCTAGGCATATTCGGCAAATTGGCAGCAAAGTGATTGCTGCCCCAAATGATCGTCGGCACATTCAAGGCTAGGATGATACTTGGATCAAACTCTGTATTGTCCCCATGTATTGCATTCCTCTTCCCGTATACAGGAGGTCGGCTAACTATGCCGTCAGGATTGTTGTTTCCGGGTGGACGCCAGTTGATGCCATATGGCGGATCGGTGACGACAGCATCAACCTTGCCGAGCGTCGGCAGGATGTCCAGGCAATCACCGAGGTAGAGTGTTACGTCGTCCATGTTCGTTGTTCCGTTGCGGCCTAACGGCCTTGTTCAGCCGCTCGCCGTCGTCATTTCCGATCCCCTTCCTGGCGCTGCCCGTCCTGGCGTGCTACCCTGCCGCTGTACTGATAATCCACATTATCCCCTCCCCTGCCGCAGCGGAGGAAGGGTCGGGGATGGGGGCCTACACCACCTCACGCAGCGCCCGGTCGATCTCTCCCCGGCTCTGCTCCGCCGCATCCGTCAAAAATGGCTGCCCGCCGTACCCCGGATGCTGCGCCGACCGCCGCACCAGCGGCCCGAGCATCGTAGGTATCACCAGGAACGACCCGCGATCCTTACGCTTGGGCTTCAGGCTGTGCGCCTGCACCCCTTCGTGCACCAGATGGGCATGCGGACTCTTGGCCGCCACGACCCCGCGGCGCCCCCCACGATCCACCATCCCATACAAACTTCTGACCAGCTTCCCCGTGCGCCGGGGCGTGATCCGCTGCGCCCGCGCCAGCACGATCGCCACGCAGCGCGGCATCGCCGCCTGCTGTACCTGCTCCGAGACCTGGGCCGGATCGGCCAGTTGCAAACTGTACTTGGCTGCCATCAGGCCACCCCCGGCCCCGCGTACTCCGCGCGCACGTCGGCCAGCGCCATCCGCTGATAGTTCGTCAGCGAGCGGGTATACCCCACCGCACCGCCCCCCTCCACCCCTACCACGTCGGAGAACAGCCCGCGGTCGCGTCCCCGCCACAAATTCACGGCAAGCTGGCAGACGACTCCCACCACGGTCGGCGGCGGCTCGCCATACCCCCACTTGGCCGTCGCCGTGTAGCGCCCGCGCGCCCAGCCGTCCGCGCGCCACAGATAGATGTGGCTGGCGGGATCCGCCTCATAATCCGTGATCGCCGCGCCATCCCGCGCCAGCGCGGTCAACGACCCCGCCTGGTAATACGGCAGCCGCAGCCAGACCCCGCCGTCGCTCAGAAACTTGCGCACGCTGGCCGCCTCGGCATAGCCCGCAAACTTGAACCCGAGCTGGCGCTCCACCACATCGGTCGCCTCATCCAGGAAGGTCTGCAGGATCGCATCCGCGCCCAGCCCCGCCGCCACCTGCGGCAGATAGGTCTCGCGCAGCTCCGCCACCGTCGCGTAGGCCATCTCCTACCGTCCCGCGCGGCGCTCAGCGCGCTTTTGCTCACTCAGCAAGCGTTCCAGCAGCGCTATCAGCGCGTCCGCGACACGCAAGCCCAACCATGCCATCCGTTCGCGCCCGGCCGGCGTGACCAACGCCAACGCCAAGCCGATCACGGCCAGCGCCGCCGCCGTCCAAACCGCCGCCTGGCCGAAAGTTACGTGCATCGCATCCCCCCGCAACTGGGCAACGGCAGCCCCCATCCGCTTATCCGCTGCCCATTCGTTGCCCATCCGCTGCCTATGCCGTCCCCTCCGCGGGGCTGACGTGCAGCTCGTAGGTCACTGCGTCTGTCTGGTTGTTGTCGAACGGCACGGTGCGCCCGGCATACTGGATGTAGATCGCATCCTCGGCCGTCGCGTTTGCCGCGTCCTTGTCCACCACCACCCGCACGTAGCGTTCGGCCGGCTGGAAGATGTCCAGCACGAAGATCTGATTGTCGTCATCCGCCGCCACGGTGATGCCCGTGCCAGCCAAGTCGGCCGCGTCGCTCAAGTTGCTGACCGCGCCCTGCTGCGCCTTGATCGAGGTCGCCGCGCCGGCCGCAATCGTCACGAACTTGACGATCATCAGCACGCCATCCCAGCCGGCCATGTCCAGCGTCGCGCCGTTGCGATCGGCCGTCCCGCTCGCATAGTCCAACGCTGTGCTGATCTTCACGTTCTTCCCCAGGTTCCCGATCTTCATTTTTGTCCTCCGTCGTGAGCGGGCAACGGTCGGCCCATCCGCCCATCCGCTTATCCGTTGCCCATCCGCTGCTACGCGTGCATCTGCATGTACTTGACCGGATGCTGCCCCGCGTCCACCAGCGCGCCATCATGCCGGCTGAACGCCAGGAACCCCACCTGCAGATAGTCCGCGTACCGCTCCACCAGACGCAGCACCGTGATCCCGCGCACGTCACGCAGGATGTAGTTGCGGAAATCGCCGAACAGGATCACCTTCGCGCTGGCCGCCAGCGCCGCCATGTCATCGTTCACTGTGAAGGGATAGCCCAGGATCGTGTCCGGCTCCCGCACCTCGATCCCCGGCAACCACAGAGGGCGATCGTTGCCGTCCTTCTGCTGCTTCAGATACTTCAACAGGCTGTCGGCCATCATCCAGCGCGCCCCGCGGCGATACGCCCGGTTGACGCTGTGCTCCAGGTCTACCAGTTCGTCCCAGGTGATCGCCGACGCGCTCGCCGTGGTCTTGCCCAGGGTCGCCGCCGTCACGATCCCCTCCGGCATCACGCTGCCCGCGCCGGTCGTGCACTCCTCGTTGACGATCCGGCCGATCCGCTCGCCGAACTTGCCGGTCAGCCAGCCCTCGAAGTAGCCCGGCGCATCCTGCATCAACTGCAGGCTCGCCAGCACCACGTCGCTCGTGTACGTGTACCCCCGCAGGATCTTCTGCCCGATGGTGGGCGTGGTCGCCGTGGCCGCCTGCGTGTTCTCCGCCAGCCGCCGGCCCTTGTTCGCCGTATCGTCACTGGTCGGGATCGGTAAATCCGCCCCGGTCGCCGTGCCGATGATCCTGGCCGCCTCGCGGATGCCGCCCCAGAACTTCATCGCATCCACGATCGCCAGCATGTCTTCGTCTGGCACCAGGTAGCCGCCGGCCGTCACCGAGCCGACTCCCATCGCCCGCGCCTCCTGCGGCAACATCTGGAACCCGGTGCGCAGCAGCCCGCGCTGCTCCTGATCCAGCTCGTCATTGCCGCCCGCCGTCCAGCGCCAGAACGCCTGCCGATACGCCGCCTGCTCCGCCAGCCCCTGGGTCAACGCCTGGTCCAGCCCCGTTGACAATCGCCCCGGCCCGAACGCCATGCGTAGATCCAGCGCCTTGCGATACGGATCGCCCGCCCGCACGTTGCCGCCCGCCGGCGGAGTCGTCCCGCCCGGCAGCCCGGCCTGGCGCTGCGAGCTATTCAGCTCCGCCCCGATGGCCTCCAGCCGCTCCATCTGCTCCACGCGCGCCTTCAGCCCGTCCATCTCCGTCATCAGCCGATCCCACGTCTGCCGATCTTCGGCGCTCAGCTCGCGTTTCTCGGCCTCGGCCTTCCCCAACAGCGCCTGGGCGTCCGCAAAGAGCTTCGCCCGCTGCTGTCGCAACTCCATGATCTGAGTCAACATCGTGACCTCCCCTCGTTGAGTTTATCCTCGTCCGACCAGCTCCAACCGTCTGCATAACTGCTCCCGCGTGTTCGGGCCGGTCTCCTGACCGCGCCCGCCGCCGCTCGGGCCGGTCTCCTGACCGTGCCCGCTTGCCACCTGTCTGGCGCGCAGCGCCACCTGCGCGCTCGTCTGCGGATAGGCCGGAATCGCCACCACCGACACCTCCACCAGATCGATTTTCCTCAGCCGCCGCGTCACGCCCTCCGCCGTGCGTTGCCATGTGTCGCCGTTCGGGGGCGTGATGAAGCCGAACGACCCATGCGCCAGATCGCCGCGGCGCATCGAGACCAGCAGATCACTGGCCCACTGGGTCTCCGGCGGCTCCACCTCGGCGCGCAGGCCGTAATCATCGTCGCTCAGCCGCAGCGTCCCCGCCGCGGTCCGGCCCAACAGATACATCGCTTCGTGATTGGCGAACGCCCGGATGTCGGCTTCCGGCCGCAGCGCCTCCGCGAACGCGCCGCGCTCCACCAACTCCCGGAACCCGCCCAGGTCATTCGACCATTGCTCATAGACCGCCGGATACCAGGCGATCACCGGCTTGCCGGCCGCGTCCGCGCGCACCTCCAACCGCGCCTGCGCCACCGCCCGCCGCTCCATCTCCCCCCCCTTGAAATCGGGGGAGGGGCTGGGGGTGGGGGCCTGCGATCTTTGCAACTCCGGCGGCTCCCGATCCGCGTCCTTCAGATGCGCGGCCAGATGCCGATAGACGCCCGCCACATCCTCGGCCGGAATCGTCGTCCCCCCACGGCCGCCGTTCAACACCCCGATCCCCGCCGAGCACGCCCGCAGGTTGGCCGCGCCGATCGCCCCCTGGCCATCCACCTCATGGTGGATGAACCGATAGGCCGCCTTCGTCTTGGGATCGCCGTCGGGGTCCTGCCAGGCGAATGCCTGCCGGTAGTAGGCCGCCGTCTGCTCCCCCTTCAACCGCGCCTCATTGGCCGGCCCGTCCCATCCCCCCTCCGAGGTGACCGTATGATGCACACCGATCGCTCCCATCGTCCCCTCTCCTACGCCGGATCGATCCCGCAATCGCAGCCCAGGTGCGCCGGCGCATGCCCGACTTGCCGACGCGGCCGTAGCGGACTGGCCGCGCCTTCTGGCTGAAAATCCTCGCCCTGGGCCAGGAAAAACTCCTCGATCCCCACCTTCCGGCCGTCCAGCGCCGCGCAAAAGGGGCAATTCTCCGTCCCGTGCGCGTGCCACAGCAGCGCCCGCACCCCGTAGCGCCGCCAACACTCCTTCGCGATCGCGGCGCCGGCCCGCACCGTATGCGTCATCGCCAACTTGTCGGGCCGCTTCTCGCCCCACTCAGCGAAGCGACTCTGCAGGGCCGCCAGGGGGTCTTGCTCGGCCTCCTGCGCCTCAATGATGATCGCCCGGAGCTGGCCCTGGCTGCTCGATGCGTAACGCTCGGCTGCCGCCGCCACGTAGCGCCGGATGAAATCCTCCATCCCCGGCGTCAGCGTCGCCACGCTGGCCCCGATCTGCACCGCCGCATCCGGCTCGATCTGGTCGCCGAGCGACAGCAGCACCGGTAGCAGCGCCCGCGCCACGTGCTCGGGGAAAGTACGGTAGTATTCCTCAAGCCAGGCGTTCAAGTTGAGCACGTCGCGCTGTCCCAGCAGCCGCTCCGCCTGGCGCATCACGTCCGCCTCCTCGCGGCGCAGCAGCCTGGCCGCCGCATCCGCGATCAAGCGCCGATACGAATGCTGGATCTGCATCCGCCGCAAGCTCGACCCCGCCCGGGCCAACCCGCGCGTCTCCTCGCCCAACGGTCGCCGCATGATCTCCGGCAGCAGCATTCGGCCCTCGCCCCCCGCCGCAGCGGAGGAAGCCGGAGCTGGGGAACCCGCCGGGACCATGTTCAGCGGCATCATGTAAATCTTCCCCTGCCCATCCGGCAGCGGGTTCATGTTCTCCAACTCGCGCACATCATCCGCGCTCAACCAGCCCCACTGCCGGCCGGTCGCGTACGCCTGGTTGCGCGTCGCCGTATCCCCGCGCAGCCGCCCGGCCACCAGATGCTCGACGAACCACGTCGCCCGTTCCTGCTCCGTCAGCAAGTCGCGCTTGATCGTCTGCTCGAAACGCACCAGCCACGGCATCAGCGTATCGTCAACGAACTCCCGCTCCTGGTGCTCGATATTTGAGAAGGTGGCCCGCGTCAGGTCGCCGATCTTGTGCGGTGGAACCTGGTAGAGACGGGCGATCTCCTCCGTCTGGAACTGCCGCGCCTCCAGGAACTGCGCATCTTTCGGCGGGATTCCAAGCGCCTGCCACTCGACCCCCTCCTCCAACACCGCTACCCGATGCGCCTGCTCCAGCCCGCTATGCGCCGCCTCCCACGAGGAGCGCAGCTTTTCGGCGCCATCCTTGGTCAGCTTCGCCGGATGCTTAAGTACTCCGCCCGGCCGGCTGTCGTTGGCAAAGAAGCGGCCGCAATACTCCTCGACCGCCAGAGCTGTTCCAACGGCCTCCCGCGCCACCCCCACGGGCGACAACCCGTGCAGGCTATCCGTGCCCCACCCCCGGATGTGCCACACCTGCCAGGCCGCCAACATCTTCGTCTCCCCGTTCGGCAGCCGCGTCTCGTAGACGAGTTGGCCGCCATCGGTCAGCCGCGGCGCCATCCGGTCGGGGCGCAACGGCCACAGCGCCAGCGGCCGGCCGGCGCCGCTCCATTCGATCTCGGCATAGGCGTCGCCCCACAGCGCCACGTGGCCCGTCAGATTCTCCCGCAGCTCCAGGCTGGTCAGGTAAGGGTTGGGCAAATCGTGCAGCAGCGTGTAGAGGGGATGGCTCGGGTCCCGTTCTTTGCCCCCGCCCGGCAACCGCCGATACAGGATCAACGGCAGCGTCGCCACCGCCTGGGTGATCACGCGCACGCACGCATACACCGCCGTCGCCCGCAGCGCGCCTTCTGTCGAGACCACCTTGCCCGTGGCCGTCTTGGCCGCGCCAGTCAGCGCAGCGACCAGGTTGGCGCTCGTCAGCGGCTCAGCCGGCTTCTCGATGCTCCGCCGCGTGATCCCCAATGCCTGCCCGATCAAGCTCATCTTTCCTTGCCCTTGCGTCCCGACCCATGCCCCCTGCCTCCTGGGTCAGGGCCACCAGCACCGCGCAGCCCAGCAGCGCCAGACCGCCGGCGATCACCCCCGCCGGCCGATAAATCCACCCGATCCCCGCCACCACCAGCGCCGCGCCCACCAGCGCCAGCAGATCAATCCACCAATCGCGTCTCACAGTACGATGATACCCCTCTCCTCGTAGACCGAGCCGTTCTCATGGCGCGTCGCCCGATCCAGCGCCATGATCGTCGCCACGATTCCGTCAATCCGCTCCCGGCTTTTCTTCTTGTCCGGCTTCACGTTCCCCGCGGCATCCTGCACCACCATCACGTTATCGGCCATCCAGGTCAGGATCGGATGGCCGCCGTGGGCCAGTTTGCCGTCCAGGATCAGCCGCATGAACTCCTTCGCCGGCGCGCTCATCGAGGCGAAGCCCTGGCCGAAGGGAATCATCTCGAATCCCGCAGCCGTAAGCTGCTGCGACATCTGCACCGCCCCCCAACGGTCGAAAGCGATCTCTCGGATGTTGTAAACCTGTCCCAACTCCTCGATGTCCGCGGTGATCGTGGCGTAGTCAATCACGTTCCCCTCGGTCGCCCGCAGATAGCCGTCTCTGGCCCAGGCGTCGTAGGGCACACGGTCTCGCCGCGCCCGTTCGATAATATTCTCGGCCGGCGCCCAGAATCGGCAGAGCACCTGATATGGCTCGCTCTCCTCGATGGGGGGGAACACCAGCCCCAGCGCCGCCAGATCGGTCGTGCTCGCCAGGTCGAGGCCGCCGTAGCATGGTCTCCCGGCCAGATCGTCAGCCCTGACGGCCTGTCCGCACTCGCGCCACCGATCCATCGGGATCCAGCGCGTCTCCTGGCTGGTCCACTGGTTCAGGTGCAGGCGACGAAACGTGTTTTGGTAGGCGGGGCTGGCCTTCGCCCGCTCGCACTCCTGCCGCAGGTAATCGAGCTTGACCGTCGTCCCCAGCCCTGGATTGGCTTTGCGCCAGGTCGCCTCCGCCGTCCAATCATCCGCAGCATCCGCCGCGGCGATAAACGCGAAGAAGCTCGGATCCTCGATGATCCCCTCAAGTACCTGCCTGGCGTACTCGTGCTGCTCCCAGCAGATCGAGGTGCGATCATAGCCCGCCGTGGTGATTGCTATCATCATCGGCTGCCGCCGCGCGCCCACGCTGGTCGTCAGCACGTCCCACAGGTCGCGCGTCGGCTGTGCGTGCAGTTCGTCGAAGACTACCCCGTGTGCGTTCAACCCATGCTTCGTGAAGGCGTCCGCGCTGAGCACGCGGTAAAAGCTCCGCGACTCTTCGACCACGATGCTGCCCTTGTAGACCTGTGCGCGCTGGGCCAGGATGGGCGAGTCCTCGGTCATAGCCTTCGCCTCGCTGAACACGATCCCGGCCTGATCCCGGTCAGCCGCGGCGGAGTAAACCTCCGCGCCTGGCTCGCCGTCGGCAAACAGCAGCAGCAGCGCGATCCCGGCGGCGAGGGTGGACTTGCCGTTCTTCCGTGGAATTTCAATATACGCCAGCCGATACTTCCGGCTGCCGTCCGCTCGCTTCCACCCGAACAGCGGCCAGATGATCTGATCCCGTTGCCAGGGCATCAGCCGGAACGGCTGCCCGGCCCACTCGCCCTTGCTCTGCACCAGCAGCCGCTCGAAGAAGCGCACCGCCCCGGTCGCCGCCCGTTCATCGAACCAAAACGGCTCAGACATCCACGTCCACGCCCTCTGTCACGACCACCTTGCCCACCTCGCCAAACAGAATGTCGGCCAGGCTCGGCTGCTCCTCGCTCTGCACGTGCAGCCGCGTGCGCGAGGAGGGCGTCATCCCGAATTCCGTCAGGTAGCTGCGCAGCGCCGCGCTTTGATCCTTGAACACTTGCAGCAGTGGATGCTTGCGGACGTTCCCATCGTCGTCCGTCACCGTCAGGCCGGGATCCTCCCGGCGCGGTTGACCATCCGCATCGAGCACCGGCGCGCCGTTGACATCGAGCACCGGCTGCCCCAGCCGCAGGTCGACTGCCGCGCGCACCGCCACCTCATAATGCTCGGCGGCCATCCGCAGCGCCGGCTCGTCAATCTCCGTCAGGATGCCCAGGGCAGTCAGCGCCGGCGCGTACTTGCGCCAGAAGCGCCCGCCCTCATCACCCAGCCCCCGCGGGGCCCGCGCTGAAGACGCCCTCGGTTTCGGCTCGCCTTCGTTCAGCGACCGGTGGCCCGGGTTGCCGGCGAGATCCTTCGCCGCAGTCGGTTTCGGTTTTCGCCCTCTGATGCCCCCCATAGTTATGTCGACTCCACCCCATTCCCCTATCGGGACAAATCAGGCCAATTCGCGGTCGTGTGCGCAAGATTGCCAGCACGGTCTAGCGCGTACGACCCTAGAGATTAGATCCCCCTACCCATCCAGGCGATGTCTCGCTCGCCGTCTTGCGACTATGACACGCATGACAGAGCGCCTGCAGGTTGTCCGCGCTATCATCCCCACCGGCGCGGCGCGGCAAAATATGATCCACGTCGGTCGCCCGCGCGGGATAGCCGCCATGCTGTCCGAATGGATCGGCGCACAACGGCTGCTCAGCGAGGATCATGCGGCGCAAGCGTTGCCAGCGTGCGCCATAGCCTCGCTCTGCCGCCGTGCCCCGCTGGTCATCATAGCGCTGTTGGCGCTGGCGCAGGTGCTCCCGGCACAGCCCACGCTTGATCGCTCTCTCGGGGCAGCCCGGCGCCGAACATGGTCCCGCCAGTTTCCATGACATCAAACTCCTCCGCATTGACACTTTATCACATCTTAGTCCTCAAATTCTCAGAGGCAGAAAAAAACCGCCAAACTTGGTCCTGATCAAGTCGGATAGGCACTTTACGACTGATCCGATTCAACAACCAGAGCGCGCCGGCCGACGATAACCCCACCGCCCGCGCTGCCTCCTGCGTCGTCAACGCGCAGCGTACTCCCGTCAACAAATACGTCAGGTACGCGGCGCGCTCGGATGGTGTCCAATCATTACTATTTTTCAGTAACATGCGCCAGCTCGCGAATTGCTGCTTGATTACTCAAACCATATAACCATCCATACAAATCGATCACATCGAGCGGCTTCGGCGTGCACCCACTGAAACACCCGCACAAGTTGCGCTCAGTATCGAGCCAGAACGACGGGTGCGCATCGTCGTGGAAGGGACACTGTGTCATGCGCCAACGACCATCACGGCTGGTGGCTTGGTTCTGCGGAAAAAAATCACCCACGTTGAACTGGCGTTTGATCCGTTCAAGTACTCCAGTACCGCTCAATAACGGGGGCGTGCTAGCCAACGTCCACGGATCGTCAATAAACTGCGCTGAACAAATGAGCCGTGCCGACGATGTCACCATCGATGGCAGATCGGGCGCCTGTAACAGTAATACCGTAGGTAAAACGTCACTGAGCGCCTCCACGCGCAGCAGCGTCATCGCTGGCGTCAACCGCGTATAAATTGCACCCGATTCATGGATACTGCCCTCACCGATTACGTAACCGCCCTGCGCCTTGATGTCGATGCCCGGCAGATGCCGACACCGTTCCGACCGGGCCAGGCGCACGTAGACGTGCACACCGCGACTGGTACGCACCTGATAGCTCCAATGGGCGACTTGGCGCGCCAGGCCACCTTGTGCTGTGGCCCAGCGTCGCCACTTACGATAACCTTCTTGGGTATCGAAATCAAGCACGGTCAGGTGCGTCGCGCCGCCGCAAATCACCCCGATATTACGTTCTTGACTGTACCAGCTCAGTATGGAGGAGGGTGAGGGTAAGGTTGTTTGGTACGGCTGCCAATGGTCTATAGCCGGTCGCTTACTGCGCGTCCAACATGGTATCGTGCTGATACCAAGCTGATAGAAGTATTGCGCAGTGTCACAAGGTGTCATAGCGCCTCGTTGTAGTTCATTTTCCGTCCAACCTGTCCAACCTGTCCAACCTTTGCCTTAGACCCCCCCCACGTATTAAGTAACCCCATCCTTTTTGACCCCCTTACACTTAAGCAAAATGGTCTCTAGGTTGGACAGGTTGGACGCAGATAATAGCTATTATTCTAAATTGGCCACACGCCGGTAAAACACCAGACGCGTTGCCCGTGGCCGTTATCGCGCTTTTTACGTTCCACGCCCAGCTTGGCCATCACGCCGCCGAGCGCCATGGCATTAGCGCGTGTCTGACCGCCGCGCAACCCGTTGGCCTCCAACGTGAGCAAGATTTCCATGCTGGACGTCCACTGCAACGTATTGCTCGGCTCTACCCAAAAGTATTTGAGCAGCAAGCTTTCGATCGGATCGTCCATTTCGTAACCGCGGTTGATCTGCTCTGAAAGCTGGTATTCATCAGGTGTCAGTTTCCAGGTCTCACCGGCCAAATAAGCTGCGTTGGCCTCGGCCCAGATTTGTTGCCGGTCGAGAGTCGCGCTGTAGCTCCAATCGATCGTCGTCAACGCTGCCACCATGAACCGACGTGAGCCGGTCGGATCGTTCAAAAAGCCGCCCTCGTTGTTGACTGTGCCAATAAAGCTGGCCAGCGCCGGCTTGATCATGTCGAAACGATCATAAGCCTTGCGCACCGTCACTGTGCCCTGCGTCAGGAATGCCTTCAGCGCCTCACGATCGGCGCGGCGCTGTGTGGCGCCCAGCTCATTGACCTCCCAGACCCATTTGCTGGCCAACCGGATCTTGTCGTCTTTGTCTTCGGGATTGATCGCGCCTTCGAAGTATAACTCGCGTCGACAAGCCGTCCCCAGCCACTCGGCCAGATACGACTTGCCTAGGTTCTGTGGCCCTTCGAGCACCAGCATAGCGTTTTGTGCATACGTGCACGCTTTGGCCACCGCGCCGATCAGCCAACGGCGCAAGAACAAGGGGAAGACACCTTCTTTGTCGATGATATGCGCAGCCAATTTGGCGATGTGGTTGTCGCCATCCCAGGTCAGGCTGTTCAGGTATTGGCGCACCGGCTGATACCGTTGCAGATACGCCTCGGCGACGTAGCAATCTTCCATCACGTTGACGTACTCGAAGCCCTGGTCGCGCATCTGTTTGCGGATTTGCGCACGTAGACCGTCCGAGATCGGCGTTGCGTTGACTTCAACGACGTCGTTCAGATCATTCATGCGAAACGTATAGCCCAACGTTGCCAACGCTTTGAGATATTCCGTGCTGTGCGGATTACGTTTGCCGCGTTTGCCGACCGGTTGGCGGCTCAGATAGATGTCGCGCTCGTTGAGAGCTTCACAGAGCGCGCTTTGCAGATCGGGCGCCCACGTGCTGAGCGTCGTCAACACTGCGTCCATCAGGTCGCCGGCCGCTGGCGTTGTCTGCATAGCCTGTGCCAGCTCGTGCCAGGGCGGTTCGGTCGGCATCGGGGTCGTGGGCAAGACCAACGTGCGCGTTGTCTGGGTCAGCCAGTCCAGCCCAGTCACAAAGGCGCGCAGATCGGCAGTGGGATAGTAAGCGGCTAAAACGTCGGCGACAGGCGTGCTGATTCCTGCTTGTTTCAACACAGCGACGAGTGGAGGAGGTGTGGTGGTTGACACAGATACGTTACCTGTTTTTCACTTGTACTGGTATGGCTGATGGAGTACGTTTGGCGGCCTAATTTAGAATTAGGCCGATTCCGCAATACGGAATTCGGCCAATCGGCCGACAATCCCCCAGTTTCCTCAGTTTTCCTGGTTCCCTCAGTTCTCCGCTTTTCATTATGCTCCGCACAGCTCAGCCACCCACTGACCGAATTCATCCCACGTCATCTGCGCCTCTCTACGCAGCCCTGCAAGGCGTTCATAGGTTTCAGGGTATAAATGTATCGCCTTGCGTTTTGCGCGTGTCCTGGGACGTGTTAGGGGGGTAACAAGGGCCTTGTAGACTTGATCCTCGTTTGCTATCAGCGTGCTGTTGACGTGCAAATTCAACGGCATCTGTAACGCCGCGCTGACCAGAATCACGCGATCGCTCGGCGCCGCGCCTACCTGGTATACCGTCGCATCAGCGTCTACCTGGGCCGTCGCTTCGGCGACCGTCAGCGGCAACGTCGGCAGCCCTACCGCGGCGCGCAGTTCCTGCCGCGCCGCTCGGGTCAGCTCGAAATCGCCCCGTTCGTATTGACACCACCATGCCTTCGAGTAGCGACTGCGCACGGCTTTGACGAAAGCGTCCAAGCTGCCTTTCGCGCGTAGCTCAGTATAGATGTCGCGATAGTCCTGATCGCTCAGGTTTTCGGCGGCCAGGGCCCGCGTCATCAGGGTTGTCACGGTTAACTCAGTCATGGTCAGGCCGCCAACAACAGCCGCTCGACGTGCTGTGCCAGTTGGAGCGTGCACGCCGCGGTCGCGCTCTGGCCGCCGTGCGCCTGGGCCAGTTGCGCCAGAAAGTCCCGCCCCAACGGCCGTTCTTCCGGCCCCACGTACACCGTGTCGATGCGGCCGTGATACTGACGCGCTTCGGCCAGGGCGCGTTCTGGTTGGTCCGGCTCGCCGTCCGAGATGACCACAAAGCGGATGTCGCCGGTGTCGGCGACGCGGGCGAACTTGAGCGCCCGCGCCAAATCGGTATTGCCGCCCAACATGGCCGGCACGCCGCTCGGCGTAAATTGGGGCGCCGTGCTGAATGCGATCACCGCCAGTTTGCCCGGCAAGTGCTCTTGCAACGCGCGCAACTCGGCCAGGGCTGCTGCGTAACGCGTACGGCCGCCCGGCGCGTCCTGGCTGTGCATCGAGCCAGACACGTCCACCAGGATCACCGCATCGCAGCTGATGAAGGTTTCGGCCAGACTGGCGCCTGTTTGCCGGGCGATCTGCGCCAAACTGCCGACAACCAATGCCGTGCTGTCGTTCATAGCCAGCTCTCCGTGAAGGTTTGCGCGCCTAACGCCCAGCTCGTACTGAGCACCTGGCCGCGCGCATTGACGATATCTTCCCAGGCCATGATCGTACTGACGACGAAACGCGTCAACTGCTGCTGGCCCTCGGCCAACACGTAACCGCAGCGCAACGGCGCTCGATAGCCGGGCTTGAACAGATCATCTTGCGCCGCGGCCTGGCGCGCCAACGTCGCGGCCAGCGCCAGGCCCGCGTCGTAACGCCGGCGCAACTTCTCATCGCTGAGGAGCTCCCAGGCATGGTGGATCATCTTGAACTGCTCAGCCGCGTTCGGCTCTCGACAGACGTCCGGATGCCACTGCCGCGCCAGCCGGCGATAGGCGCTTTTGAGCACATCGAGCGTCGCCGTGGCTTGACAGCCCAACGTCGCGTACAACGTGAGCGCCTGGTCGGGCTGCGCTTCCTGGCAAAACCAGGCCCGCAGCACCGTCTCGGGGAAGATCACTGACCAGGCTCCGTCACACCAGCCGAACGCCGTCGCGTCGCCTTCCCCGCGCTCTTTGGTCATGCCCAGGTAACGCACCTCCAGTAAGCGCGTTTCCGTTGCCGGTATCACAGCCGGCAGCGCCGGCGCCGTCAATCGCTCCCCCTGATACTGAGCGACCAGATCGACCACAACTTGGGCGTAACCGGGTGCAATTCGCCAGGTTTTCGTTGCGTTATCCCAAACACGCGCCGTGCTGGGGATGCGCGCTTTCAGATCAGCCACCAGACCTGTATGATAGGGCGTCTTGAATAGCAAGCTGTTGTTGTCCAAAGTCAGGGTGCTCACGTGTGCCGTCCTCGACACAGCGACCAAAAGTCGCAGTACTGCGGGTTGCAACGCCAACCCATGGGATGGGGTGGAAATATGCCGTGTTGGATCGCCGTCCAGACCTCGCGGAGCAACCGGAACAAGAAGAAGACTTCGGCCGGCCGATGCACGTGCTCGAGCGCCTGCACCTGTGGCGTCTTGGTTTTGACGAAGATCAGGTGGCGAAAGCGCCAGTTGTGCCAATGACAACCAGCCTGGTTGAGGGCTGCCAGGTAAAAAAGCGGCTGGAGATCGGTCTGAGCCTTGTCCGCGGCCCAGGCGTGACTGCTCGTTTTGAAATCGCAGGGCACGCCATCCGGCGTCACCAGGTCGATGTAGCCGATTACGGGCACGCCGACGCCTGGCACGTGCAGCTCGATTTTGCGTTCGATCTGTAGCCCTTGGTCGTCGCAACGCGCGCGCAACCCCGCGATGACATCTTGAATCTTGCCATCGGTCAGCAGGCGTAAACCTTCGTTGTAGTGCTGTTCCGGCGTGTCGAGACCCCAGTCCACTGACTCCTTCGCCAGCGCTTTCCGCCACTGCCATTGCCAGGCTTCGGCTATTGTAGGTACAGGTACTTCATTGGCCCATTCGGTCGTCTGACTTGGCTGTCCTGCCAGAGTTTGCCTGGCAACTTGGGCTTCGATGAAACCGTGAATCGCCGTACCAAAAACCAACGCTGGCGTGCCGCGCGTCGGTTGATTCAAAACGTACTTGTAGCGCCAGGCCGTCGGACAATCCAGATACAGCGCAATCGAAGAGTAGGAGAGATGTTCAAGCGCCATCGTGGCCTCCGAGGTCTTCGAGCGGATCCGCGTCGTCATGCCCGGCGCCCACCTCATAATGTGCCCGCTCGCCATCCAAACGTAATGCTTGATTGATCTGCCGATAGGTCAGGCCGATATCGGTAAGTTGCTCCTCGTCCAGCGTCCATTGACTCCACTGCTGCCGTTCGGTGTGCCGGGCATTGTTCAGTTCGCTGAGCATCTGCTCCAGCTTGTGGACCCGTTGGCGCAATCGGGTCAGCTCATAAATTTGCTCCTGCTCTTGCTGGGCCTGGTTGCGCAAAGTGTGTACCTCGGCCAGAAACGCCGTGAGGTAAGGATTGCCGCACGCCAGACTTTCAATTAGCCAATACCCGATCATCGCCTGGTCAACCGGCGTCGTTGCTGAGCTATTCATGGGCCGCGCTCCAGCCTAGCAATGTCGCCAACCGTGCCACGGTTGCATCGTCGGTCGGCAGTTGACCATCATTGGCTGCCAGAATCAACTCGGCGTCGAACTGCGCCAGTAAATCTTCCAAAGTCACACCAGGCGTCTCGGTCGCCCGTGGCAAAGCAGCGTCTTTAGCTCCCTCAGTTCCCCCAGTTCCCTTGGTTGCGCCCGCGGCCAGCCAGGCAATCACCGGTCGCATGAATTCCGGCCCGGGTCGTTCGATCTTCAGATCGGCCACCGCCGAGCAGCGGCTCTTGCTCACGGTCAGGATGTGGCTCCAGTCCAAATCGCATACCAGATCGAATTCGTACTCCATGCCCGGTCGTTGGATCGGCGCCAACCCGACTTTCCTGATGCTGACGCGACCCCGCTCGTCCGCCTCCTGTACGTATTCCATGCGCGAACGCATCGTTGTGATCACGTGGCACGGCGCCTGTAAGATCGCATCCACCATTCGGTTGTGGATCGGCGTCACGTGCCGCCAGGCGCTCCAGGCTTCACCGGCTCGTTGTTTCAGCTCGAGCGCGCCGCCCACTCCTTCCCAGGCATGGCTCAGGCTGTCCAAGATCAGCACGCTGTAGCCGCTACGTCCGGCTTCCAGGATCGCCTCGGTATAACGTTCCGGCGAGAAGTTGGTCAGCTCGAGCACGTCGAAGGCCCAAACTATGCCATCGGGCGCATCGCCGGCGTACTTACTGGCGCTGCCGCGTTCGGTATCCACCAGGGCGATCCGCCCGCCGAACTGCGCGATCAGCGCGTGGGCAAACCGCAGCGCCGTATAGGTCTTGCCGCTGCCGGCCGGCCCATCGAGAGTCAACCGCAATCGGCTCTGTTGCTTCGTCGCCTGTCTGAACACGTTACCCTCCTGAGTCCTGACCCCTGACCCCTGACTCCTGATTGCTGGCAATCAACGCCAGCTCGGCCCA